GATTGTGGTGTTCCAATAGCATTGGCAGTTGTTGGCGATACAGAAATAGGATTTGCAGTTTGTGAACCCGTACTCTCTTTACTACCACCACCAAACAATGATGTTATACCACCTACCAACGAACCAACTGCATTTGAAATTTTTGAACCAATGCCACCGCCGGAAACTTTCTCCATGACTTCTGAAAGTTTTTCAACATTCATATTGTTAATTGTATCTGCAAGTATCTTCAATGAATTTGATACTTCCAACAAACTCTTTGATATTGATGACATTTTCGATGGTTCTAATGATGTCATCAATTTTTGTATCTGTGCGATTGGACCTTCACCACCCATTAGTTTACCAAATCCTTCTGCCAGTGCACTACCACCTATACTTTTTACAAGTCCACTTAATCCGTCACCGAATTGTTCTAATTTACTACCATCTATTTTTCCAAGATTATCAGCCATTCCTTTCATAGCAGTTCCAATTCCAACTATACCAGCAACAACAATTCCTATTGTTTTGGGATCAACACTTGATATTATCTTCATCAGTTGATCTATTGGACTATCACCGCCAACCAAACTACCAAGTGCGTCCAATCCAGCACCAATACCACTTCCTGCACCAAAACTAAAAATTGCATCACCCAACTTCAGCAATCCATCTGCAACTTTGCCTATGGTCACAGGATCTAATTTAGTTAATGACATCAATTTATCAATAACAGTTACTATACCGCCTGCTATAGCATTTATTACTTTTACTATATTATCGCCAACACTATTTATTACTCCAGATATACCATCAAATACTGCCTTTATTATCGGAGCAATTTCTTTTATTGCAGTGATAAATACATTTTGAAGTACATCTGCAACTTTTATCAATACAGGCATAAAAGCAATTAAAACTTTACCAACAGTTTCTATTACTTTTTGTATAATTGGTCCTGCTATTTCAAGTGCTTTTACTAAAACGTTACCAATTATTTCTGCAAACTTCATCAACACTGGAGCGATTGCCCTTATTGCCGGAGCAGCCATGTATAATGCTGCACCTAATGCAAGAAAGAAAATACTGACTGCAAGAACAACCGGTCCAATAGGTGTCATTGTTCCCAATGATTGCCCTAATCCTTCCAATCCTTTACCAAGTCCTTTTAGTATTGCCTCGAATGCTCCACCTATACCCTTTCCAATAGATTTTATTGCACTACCCAATCCCTTCCCAAAATCTGCAATCTTTTTACCAACAGATGATGCCTTGCCTGCCATCTTATCAGTTTTTTCTAATTTTGCATTTTGTTTATCAAGTAAATCATCTGATTTATCTGTACCACCTCCACCTAGTTTACCCAATGCCTTTCCGGCAAAACCACCCATTTTACCACCGACTTTACTTAATGATCCACCTATATTTGATAAAATAGATTTACCAACATCTATTGCCTTTTCTTTCATCATGTTCAGACCGGCGCCTATCAATGATTTTGCAGCAAATGCACCTCCTATCAGTCCAACTGCCTTCAATACACTACCGAAACCGGCTTCTGTTTTTCCAACTGCACCTGTAACATTTTCAACACCGGTTGTCACTTTCCCAACTCCATCCGATACTTTACCTACACTATCTGTTACTTGTTGTGTAGTGTCTTCAACTCCACCGAATAAAGATAGTATTGATGTAACAGGTCCTAATATACTACCCAATATACTAAACATGGTTTTTACAATAGGAATTATACCTCTTATTATTCCAGATATTGAATTTACTATTGTATCGAAATCTCCACCAGCTTCTGCAGCATCCAACATACCATGAACCATTTCAAGAATTGGTGTTAATAGTTTTGAAAGTTTTTCTTGAACTTTTGTAAGTATGTCTGCCATTCTTTTCTTTATTTCAGCAGACTCTTTCTCTTTTGCCAGTTGCTGCACATAATTTTTATACTGTTCACTTCCACCTTTTGCCAATTCTGCATTTAATTGAGCCGAGTTCATTGCCTGCAAAGATGTCATTTTTTCTTGACTTATACCTAAATCTTTTAATTTTTGGGCATTCGTAAGCATCTCTGTCATTTCTTCAACAGACATACCCATTGCCTCTGCCATTGACTTTTGAGCAAGTCTGTTCATTTTGGTAAAATCTTCGAGTGAACCGGCTTGATTTAATAATTCATCTTGCAATCCAGCAATATCACCCTCTAATGCATACTGTCTTGCTAAATCAAGATTTATATTTTTTCCAGATAAAACTCTGGCTTCCATTTCCTTCGTTAAGGATGATTCAATGTCCATTAAACCATCACCAATGTCCTGAACTTTTTTTAGATCATGTCCGAGTGCCTGTGCCTTCTGAGCAGCTTTTATCAATTCTTGGGTTCCACCTTTAAAAGCAACTGTAACACTTGGTGGTATTTTTGCAAGAACTTTCAACGAGTCTTTTGCAGTCATTATACCTTTTCCAAGAGTAGTCGCCTCTTTTGTCAATTGACCCATACTTTTACCGGTCATAGCAGAAATGGATTGTATATTTTTTATTTCATCTGCGCCCATACCGAATTTTTCACTAAGCACAGTTACATCTTTTACTAACTGTTGTGCTTGTTTATTTCCACTGGCAAGTTGTCCTGCAATATCAATTCCACCCATTATCTCCGATGTTGTTTTAATGCCCTTAACAACTTCTTTTGAATTTATACCAACTAATTTCATTTGACCTGCTATATCAACGCTAGCATCCCTAAGTGCAAATGCTTCTTTTCTACCTATTCCAAATTCTTGACCTATTTCAGCGGCCTCCTCATCTACCTTACCAATGGCACCAACAAGAAAATTAACAGCAGAAAGTAACAAACCAATCCCAAGTGCAGCCAAAAACTTAGGTGCAAGTGAAATCATACTTTTTAATCCACCCAATCCTTGTGAGAACGCATCTTTAAAATTACCGTTTAATCCAGACTTGACTGCCTCTGCAAATTTTTTCTTCATTTCATTTGCAGTTTTATCTATGCCCATCATCTTATTTATTTTATCTCCGGCAGGAAATTTGTTTATCAAACTACCTGCACCAATCCCCATACTAGCTATCGAACCTGATATTAAATCAATAGTATCTGCTTGTTTCTGCAGAGCATCGTTTTCGCTCTGTATATCCTTAAATCGACCTTTTATCAAATCCAATGATTTTTTTGCCTGATTATATTGATCCTTGGTCATGTTACCACGTTCTTGTTCTAAACTCGCTTCCCTTACTTTTATATCAAGAGCCATATCAGATAAATCTAATGCCTTAAATGCTCCGTCTTTTCCTCTTTCTTTTGCCATTTGCAATTTATTTTCTGTGCTTAATAAGTCTTCCGCAAGAGAACCTGCTTGTGTTTGTGCATTTATGTATCTTGCTTGTTGGAGTAAAGTTCCCTCTGCCTCTAATTTCCGAGATTGCAATGAATCGGTTATTGTCTGATATGCAAAACCCTGTGTTTTTATGTAATCTAGTGTTTTTGCACTATCCCCATTGATTGCTTGTATAAGTGCAGATGATGCAGAATGGTCTCTATTTATATTACCAACTGATCTACTAATATCCTTAACAGTTGAAGAAAGTTTACCACTTAAATCATTTTGGTCACTAATATATCCAGTTGTTGAATTGTGTAATTTATTCGTTTCTTGTAATCTTACATAAGACTCTTTATCTATCTTTTCAATCTTTTTTCGTATTTCTTCTTCTTTTTCAATACTATCTGTGCGTAACGCTTCGAGCTTAATAAGCTTTTCGGTATCAACCACTTCACTACTGATTTGATCGGAAATTTTTTCTTTTAATTTTAAAATTTCTTTTTCAATACCAAGTCGTTCTTCTGTTAAATCATTTAATTTCGATTCTAATTCTTTATCTTTTTCATTTGCCATTTAGTATCACCAAAAACAAAAAAAGGTTTACATACTATAAATATGTAAACCTCAAATTATTTACGAGAAGATGGTTTCGAGAACTTTGGAGGAGATGCTGGTGTTTTATGTGTTTCTGAATTTACAGCGTTATTTTCTTCATCCAACTTTTTCTTAACCAATTTTATGTAATAATGCCTCAAATATATTGGAAGATTATACACTTCATCCCAAGTAAATCCACCTTTTCCAAAATAACACAAAGAGAATATTTCTTCATGTAAACCTAACTTATACTCAAGTGGTAGGCCAAAAAAATGATACCTCAATAGGTATGTCCATCTCCTTTACCTCACCAGTAATATCTGAAACGAATGTGAAAGTCATATCGAGATCGGGAGATATTTTTCTCATATACTCTCTTAATGCCCTGGAGTCTAATGCAAATAATTGGTTATCAACAAAATCATTTATTGTTGCTCTACCGGATTCACCATCAATTGCAGTAATAATATGTTTGAGTCTTGTTGTTAATTCCTTGTCAATACCATTTTTAACAAATGTTTTATTCATAGACTTTATTTCTGATTGTATTTGTTTTTCGATGCCATGTGTAAGTAATCTAAATGTAACGGTTCTTTGTGAATTTGGTAAAGTAAAATCAAACTCGTTTATACGAGACTCAAATAAGCTATAATCGACCTCCTTGTGCTCAATTTGAGTTAAATCTATTGTTACTTTTTGTTTATTACCAGTAGAAAACGGATCATCAATTTCTACCGTATAGTCTTTACCATAACCTAAAATTCTTGCAGCAACCATAATTGCGTTTTTATCACCAACATATAAATCACCATAGTTCATTGGAGTAACAATCAAAGACTCAAACAATTTGTCCAATACTACACCTTGTTTAATAAGGTTTTGTGATGTTAAAATATCTTCTTCTCTAGCAGTCATATATTTCATTTCGATAAAACCATCTGATAAGGGATGTCCTTCTGGATACAATAAACCCTTTGAAGGCAAAGGTATCATTTCTGTTGGGAAATTTGTTTTTCTAACAGAAGTTTCTTTGTGTTCAGCAAGAAGTTGCGCCTTAATATCGGCATCCGAAACTGTTTCTTCATTGGCTACATTGTAGCCGGTTGGAATTTTTGTCATAACTTAAATCCTATAACATTGTTTGTAATAAAACGTTTTATTTTACAAATATAAATATGGGTATACCGAAAAATCAGTATACCCGTATTTCATTTCAATTTTAATATGATAATACAATTTGTATTAGTATTGGAGGATAGCATAATCATATGCAAGTGTGAGAGAAATCTCAACAAACGCATCATTTGCCCAATCCATTTCACCGAATGTTGTTGCAGTAATGAAAGCACCTTTAAGTGTCCATTCTTCAACTTTATCACCAACAGGACCGAGAACATGAAGTGTTATATCTTTCTTATAGAAGTCAGAATAACCATCACGACCTGTTACAGATTCGTGTGAAAGACGTACCCATTCCATTGTTGCCTGAGCAGCGGATGGTACGATTGGATCATACAATTTGATTGTAATATCTTGCCACTCACCCTTTCCCTTTACTTTACGTTTGACGTTGATATGGTCAAGTGTGATTGGATTAAAACTGATGTTTGGTCTACCAGCACCTTTTACCAAATATGCAGGAACCCCTTCAATATACATAATAAATCGGTTCTGTAATTTTGGCTCAAACGGGGTAAAAAAGATTTCCGTAGGATCGAGTAATTCAGCCATTTATATCTCCAAATTAAAAATTATCATTTCAAATAAATATACATATTTCAAAAAATATGGGGAGAGTATTCCATCTCCCCAATTATATCAATTAAGCACCAGGAAACGCAGCACCAGTAGACTGAATGTTAAAATCAAGAATAATAAATTCTGCAGTCTTGGCAGGTTGTAAGAACAACTGTCCATAAAGAATGTTGCGGTCAATGATGTCA